ATATTTCTTGTATTCGTGTATTAAAATCTGTGCCTTCTACAGAAAGTCCTTGCGTTGCTGATTGAAAGGCTTCATTATCTGTATCTTTTAAGAAATTACCAACTTGATCGATATTTTGAACAACGCTATCAACAAATTGTGCCACACCACCTACAGCTAGTGCAGATGCAGGATCTTCGGCAAATTTATTAGCTAATCCTTGAGTGGTTGAAATAATTTTATTTGTAGCTTTATGTTGAGTTAATAAATCATCAAATATTGTATTTTTTCCTGTTGGTCTTGTTGTAGGACTAGCTAAATTAGCTATTTGAAATCCCTTGCTTTCAGCTTCTCTTATTCCTTCTATATCACTTCTTAAAATTGTGCCAATTTGTTTGCCATTATCTAAAATACTAAACCTAGTAGAAGAATCAGTTGTTGGTTTTCCTTTTACGTCAGGAAGAACTCTTTCACCTGTATCTGCAAAATAATTAAACCCATCAGCACCTTTTATTATTTTTCTTTCTTGTGTTTTAGGATAAATGTAATCTAATGCTTGATCTCCAAACAAAAGTACTAAATCTCTTTGTGGTGGTGGCAAACTAGCAATTAATTCCCTTTTTCTATTTTCATCTTCTGCATCACGCAAAAGTTTTTCTTGAGCTGCTTTGAATGTTGCAGGATCTTGTCCTTGCAGTCTTAAACCAGTATCGCTCAAAAGGTTTAAAAAATTTACAAAACCTTCTCTTGGACTTCTTTTTTGCCTTGTTAGTTCTTCTTGGCTTCTTTGTTGTTGCGCTATCGTATCTAGCGCATTTTGTTCTCTTATGGCATCTACTTGGCTGAAAAAATCAAATGGGTTTTGCTGTAACAAACTTGAATTGTTTGCGCTAGAAGTAGGGTTTAATAAATTAAACGCTTGTTGTTGTAAGGGATCGTTAAAAATACTCATTTATTTAGCTTTATCCAAAAAGACCTTTTAAAAACTTTGATGTAGAATCCAAAGCAGCGCCAAAATTTTCTGTATCTCCAAAATCAAAACCAGCAAATTTTGTCTTACTATCTCTACCTATTACCGCAGGAGATATTGGCTGTATCGCTGAACCTAAAAATTGTAATTGCCTAAATGGATCATTTATTCTTCTATCAAATTCTGCTCTATCAGCAGCTAATTGAGCTTGGTCTAACCTTTGTTGTTGTGCGCCTACATTTGATAACAAACCTAAATTTCTATATTGGTCTGCTAATTGTCTGTTTAACAAATTAGCTTGTAGGCCCATTTGTTTTAAATCTAATTGTGGCTCTAGCAAAAATGCTTGTTGCCTACGTTTTGCATCGGCATCAGCAAGTTTTGCTGCATCTTGAAAACCTTTTAATCTTAGACCAGCAATAGTGCTTGCTGTTGCTTCATCTAGCGGTCTAGTAGCTTCTGATTCTATAATTCCAGAACGACTGCCGCCAAACGCACCAGCTTTAATTGCTCTATCTTGCGCTCGCTCTGTTAATATATCCCTTCGTCTATCTATATCTGCTAAAAAAGGATCTATTACAGCTCCTTCTAAATTGCTTTGATAATTAGCAAGATTGTCTAATAAAGAAGCTGATTGAACATTTGGTGAGCCTTGTGCAATCAAATTACTAATTCCAGCTCTAGGATCAAGTGACATACTTTCGTCAAAAATTCCCCTAGTTCTTTCTAAAACTCTTTGTTGATCTGGTGTTAAACCAGCAACCATTGAACCTGTGTATGGCGTAAAATCTAAATCTTGCATACCTGTTTCAGAAACCTTATCGTAAAGGTCTTGTAAAAAAGGTGGAACATACGCTCTTTCAGATGTTTTTGATTTTCCTGCACTCATAATTCTTTCACAATTAAATTTTCTTCTTGGAAACCAAGATGTTTAATCTTACGAATCCACCCTTTACGACCACCGCCATAAAGTCTTTTAACACCTATAGCTTTGGCAAATGCTTCTATAGAAGTTAGCATTTGTTCTAATTCTTCGTAATTACCGCCACAAAACATTAAATTCATAATAGTTATTTGTGGCAAACGTACAATTTCTGTTACAAAAGCCGATTCTTTGCCAGGCCATAAATGGAAAAATCCATGTCTTATTTTATCTTCTATGTCGTCTATTGTATAGGAATCTTGATGTTTTAAAGCAGGTTCAATAAATTGCTTGCAATAATCCCATTGCAGTTCCCAATCTTCTTTTTTAATCACCCTTTGCATATTCAACTAAACTAACAAAAACATTTATATTAGCGTGGCTAACTTGTATTTTAAGTATCTGTCCAGACGTTAAAACTAAATCTCTACTCAATAATTCTTCTGTCGAATTAGCAGTTAGATTTTTTTGTTTAAAAATATAAAGATTACTAGCTCCAGTAGTAACTGTTAAATCTATGTTAGTTTGTTGGTTGCCATCATCAGCTACCAAAATAGACTCAATAATTGCAAAATCAAAGTCTGTACCGCTTGGTGCGGTGTAAATTGTTTCTAAAGAAGAAGTGCCAGTTACGTCAAGTTGAGCGTTAGTTACTCTTTGTATATATTGACTTTTACTAGCAGGATCTATCATCTACGACCTCTAGGTTGCACATCAAGTCTAATCTTGCCAACTTGAAAGTCTTGCGTAACATCGCCTTCTATTTTCATCTGCACTTGTCTAGCAGAAAATCTAGCATCGGTATAACCATCAGCGTTGAAAGAAAAACTACCAAAGTCTGTTTCTGCACCTAATGGTGTAAAACGACCAGTAAAACTTAAAGTTATTGCTGGCAAACTTGTAGTTTCTTCGTCAGGTAAGATTTGATTTACTTGTGCTACTTTGTCGCCATTACCTATTTCCAATGGGCCTGTTTGACAAAAAGGTTTTCTTGTTCCTAATCCTGGTGAATTAAACAAAGCTCTTTTATCGTGTTCATAAACAAAACCACCAGAATCGCAAGCGATTGGATTATCAAAGACACCTTGATCTATCCAAGCACCTCTATCAAGTTCTCCAATAGACCAGACATTATCTAAATAGTTCCAAATAATATATTTGTTTGGTGATAGTTGGTCTGTATCACCAACAGGAAAAAACCACCAAATCTCATTGTAATCAATGTTATGTGCGCCAAAGGTAGCTTGTTGCGTTCTTTGTTGTAAGTTGTCAAAGATAAAATCATGCACATCTGATTTAAGTTCTCTAACTCTGCCATCGTAGGTAAAGAAAGAGTTTTCACTTATCCATGATAAAAAGCTACCAGAAGATATGATTGATCTTGGACTAATTGCTTTACAATTTATCCCAGCATCTTGTATGCCATAAACAAAAGGACTACCAGCGTAGTACATCTTGTTTATACCAACATCGGTAAAAATAATAATATCGTTACCATACTTGACTGCGTAATTCGCTTGACCACCAGTAGGTATTTGTAAATCGCCTGCTGTATTTCTAGCTGTTGATGTCCAAGTAGTATTATCTTCTCTATCAGACCAGGCTATCTTACGAGGATCGCCACCAGAACCGATTGCTACCAAGTGTCTTTCATTAGTAACAATAACTGCTTGACAGCCAGTCGGTGCATTGGTTACTGCCGTAGCTATAGTATCTGGACTGCCACTACCGGCATCAGGTCGCCATTGATATATCTTGCCATCGCCTGCAAAACAAAAAATTAAATGCTCTCCCCAGTTATCAAAAGAAAAACTTTTAGTATCAAATTGTATGCCTGATTGACTTCTCGCATCTCCCCAATCTTCTACACCATAGTGATATGCACCATAACCAGTTGAAGTAATAACATCGTCACCAACAAAACCAGAAGGTGTAATGTCATACCAAGTGCCATTATAAAAAACATTTACGCCAGATCTAGTGCCAATAGCTAAGACTTCTTCGCCATCATTGGTTTTGTAAGAATACATACCTATTGGAACTGCTGGTTGAATAACTCTTGAAGCAGATGAAGTTGCAGCAGATGTACCAGTACCAGATGTAGCGACAGTAAATGTCGTGGTAGAAGGCACAGATGCTACTGTAAAAGTTGTGTTGATTTGATTGGCAGTAATCCCACCTGTAGCTGCAAAATCTTCTAAGACAACTGTATTGCCAACAACTAAATTATGCACAGCAGTTGTAGTAACAGTTATATTTGCGCTTGATGATGCAGTTGTAACTGTACCACTAAAAAAAGTACCAACTGGATTTTGTCTAAAGTATGTCCAACCGCCTAAAGGTTTTAGGTAGCCATTTTCAAAACGTACTAAATCGCCATCAACAAAACGACCTTTATTAGCATAGTCTGTGCCATTCTTTATTATTCCTGCTGGGGGTGTTATTTGTACTAACGCCATGACTTATCCTAAAGTTAAGCCGTTCTTTTCCACATATAAACGACTATATAAGGTTGTAAATTATTGTGAGCTGCTCCGCCACCTGTGCTAGATGTAGTTTTTTCATTTCCTAAATCAGCTCCATTTCCAGGATTATCTACATCAAATGCTTGTGAAAAACTACCTTGAGCGCCAGAAGGAAAAATACCACCATGAGTATGGCTTGGTAGTTCGTTTGTTGTAAGTGTATGAGTTTTAGCACCGCCTGTTTCTTCAGCAGTATCAAAATCTGTATCAGAAGAATCTATGCCTACAGGTACTTTACCAGCACCAAAAGCTGCCCATGTGCCAAAACCTAATAAAGTTCCAGGATTGGTACTTACCGCAGCATTTATATAAATTGATCCTACTGGATATATTTTTTCAAAAATATTTGTGCCATTAAGCTGATATTGTCCACCTGTAGTATTGATATGTGATGAAGCAGTTACAGTAGTGGCTGCAACTGTACTAGCAGAATTTGCGCCAATCGCTGTGCCGTCTATTGCACCGCCATTAATATCTACAGTAGTTAAAGTAGAAGTGCCAGCACAAGTAATGCTGTTTAATGTTGCTAAACCAGAACTGTTTAATGTAGTAAAACTTCCTGGCGCTGCTGTGCTTGCACCAATAGTAGTGTTGTCAATCGCACCACCTTCGCAATCAATCGTGCCATTTATATCTAATGTGCCACCAATTGTAAGAGTTTTGCCAGAGCCTACATTAAGGCCTACTGACGTACCATTACCAGCACCATTGAAAATACCATCGACAGTATCAAGATTTGTATTGATTTTACCACCCCAAGTATTCGTACTTGCGCCTACTTCTGGTTTTACTAATGATAAATTGGTCGTATTTGTATCTGCCATAATTAGAAATTATATATTATTTTAGCCACCGATTGTTTTTGTTTGTACTACAGGGTTTACTAATTCGTTGATCTGAGCATCAAGACTATCCTTTTTAGCTTGGACTTCAGTTGCACCCATAGCAGTTTCAACCCAACCTTGTACGTCACTTGCAGTTAAATCTGCAAAAGCGGTAAAGTCTGATAAATCTGAAGTATCTAATTCTTGTGTGCCATATACTGTAGTAGTTTGTGGATTGCCTTCAGTATCGTTGTTAGTATCATCAGTTCCAGTAAGTCTCCAGTGGACATTAAAGACAGTATCAGCATTGCCATCTATTTCCTTAACGTCTACAGTGCTTACATCCCATGTATAGTTAATTGCCATATTATCCCTCTAGTGTTTCTATTCTTGATTTTAAATCATCTATAATGTCTTGTTGTTCTTGAATAGCTTTAACTGCCATCCACATAATTTGTTGCTCTTTAACTCCTAACCTTGATTCATCTCCTTCTCCTTGCTCAGTTACAAGAGCTGGAAAATCTGTTTGAATATCTTGTGCAACTACACCTAAATTTGTAGGCTCACTATCTTCTTGTTCTTTGTAGCGAAAAGTTTTTAATTGTAATTTTTTTATATTGTCTAACTGTGCTGTTGCATTACTTATGTCTTTCTTCATTCTTTCATCAGAATAATTAAAGTCATTAGTAGTGTAATTACCAATACCACCATTTGACATTATTACAGCTCTATTAACAGGAGTGCCATTTAAAGTATCTCTACACTTTAAAAATTCTGACGTTCCATTATTTGGTGTGTAGTTAAAATCTATTCGTACGCCTTGTGGTGGACTACTACTAGGATTAGAGCCGTGAAAAAATCTAGCTGCATATACAGTTCCCGTAGTTTCTTGAACTTCTAATTTTACTGAAGGAGATGAAGTATTTATACCAATATTTCCGCTTGTAGTTATAAATAAATCATTTTCTCTAAAAGCACCACCAAGACTAAAACCACCAGATTGAACTGCAACATTACCTACAACAGTACCACCACTAGCATATTCAACACACGATCCTGCACTTCCTGTTCTGTCAAACCTTGATTTGAAACCATTACCTGAAACTGTAAAATGTTGTGCTGGTGCGGTTGTACCAATACCAACTTTGGAATCACTGGTAATCCTCATGACGTGTCCTGTGCTAGAAAAAAAGTCCATAGAACCAGCAGTTGTACTACCTGAATTAGCATCACCTGATATTTGTGAAAGTGTATTTGCACCATTGACAAAGGCAATTGTTCCACCATCTGCACCAGCATGAGATGTGCTACCAAGATTTAATCGACCACGATTGCCAGCACCTATAATTGCTGCATAAGTTCTAGCAGCAGAACCATCATTTGTTACATCCCCATCAGCTACACCAATCCCAACATTACCAACAGAATTAATAGTCATTCTATCTGTACCGCCAGTTTTAAAATCTATTTGATCGTCTGTATCTGCTGTTATAGATGTATCTGCATCGGCATCAAGAATAAGTTCTTGTCCATTTAAATCTAAAGTTCCTGGCGTTACTAAATTACCACTTAACTTAGCTGAAGTTACTGTGTCGTCAGCAAGGGTAGTTGCTAAAGCAACATTACCTGTGCCATCAAAAGAAACTGCACTAGCAGTAACATTACCAGTTAAAGAAAAGTTTCTACCTGTAGCTAAAGCAGTTGCGGTTGCAGCGTTTCCTGAAGTATCTTGTGTGCCAGC